TCTGATGCTGGCGGGTACGGCGTGGATTTGCCTGCAGCTAATCTACTCATTAACTACGACATGCCATGGTCTTCTGGCCTCGCTACTCAACGCAATGGCCGCATTAAACGTGCGTCTTCTACGTGGGAAACTATAGTCATTCAAGACTTTTTAATAGCGGGTTCTATTGAGGTTCGCCAGCACGATTCACTTCAACAAAAAAACTCAGTAGCCAATGCTGTTATGGATGGGGAAGGTATTGACTCTAAAGGTGGAGTAGATTTAACCCTTGGAACTTTAAGAAATTTTATTTTAAATACTTCTGTGTAGTACAATTTATTAACACGCCCCCTTAGCTCAGTGGCCAGAGCATCGCTCTTGTAAAGCGAGGGTCATCCGTTCGACTCGGATAGGGGGCTCCATTCCCTGCTAGCTCAATGGCAGAGCGTTCGACTGTTAATCGAAATGTTCGTGGTTCGAGTCCACGGCGGGGAGCAAGCCAAGATTATTATTCTCTCTTCGGGTAAACTTTATGTATTGCCCTTAGGAGAGAATTGGCATTGAAATTCTTTAAACTTTTTGCTGCGTTTATTTTTGCGTTTGCATTTCCATTAAGTGCTATGCCTGCACAAGCTGCTATTGACGCACCCTGCAATACGTACTCGTGGACTGGTGAAGATGACACCGCACACCAGATGGCTTTGCCATTTTCATTACCTTTGGGCGATACTACATACGATACTACGTACGTAACTACTAACGGAACTCTTACTTTTGGTACGCCTGATGCTAACTTTAGTTCATACCCTCAAACCCCATCTATATCCTTGGCTGGGTATGATTGGGTAACTTTTGGTCAAGGGGCTAGTTTAAGTTACGGCGTAAATGACACAGGTTTTTGTATCCTTTGGAAAGTTCGACCTTTTCCTCAATCCACTGGAAACCTAACTGAAATTAAACTTACCGTAGACATTTCTCGTTACCCATCTTGGTCAGGAACTGTAGAAACTACGGGTTGGCTTCCTTCAGATTTACGGCGTGGTATTAGGTTTGCTCCTAACACAGAGGTAGTAACAATCTCTGAAGCTTTTACCGTTAACGGTGGCCGCCCTGTAGAAATGCAGTCATGTTGGGATGGGTCCGTCATTCCTTTGACCTCTACATGCCCTCCAGAGCCTCCTCCAGGCCAATGCTGGGACGGGTCTACCGTAGCTTGGAACGGTGTTTGCCCTCCTGTACCACCAGACACACAGTGCTGGGATGGTTCATGGATTACTTGGAGTCAAACTTGTCCTCAGCAGCCCCCACCAATTGAGTGTTGGGATGGTACTTCAGTCAGCTGGGATGCTCAATGTCCGCCAACGCCACCAAATATTACTTGCTGGGACGGTTCTGTAATTATGTGGAATGCCACATGTCCTGTAGAACCTACTCCCACCCCAACACCAGAACCAACAATAACACCCACGCCAGAGTCAACACCAAGCCCTGAACCAACGCCATCCCCAGAACCAACACCAGAGCCGTCCCCAAGCCGTTCAGAAACCGCTTCACCTACTCCAACCCCTTTACCAACCGAGACAGCTCCTGTAGAACCGACTCCAACTCCAACTTTAGCTCCTGAGCCAGAGCCTTCGACTCCAGTAGAAGTAATTCAGGAGCCAACTCCAAGTCCAACTCCTGACCCAATTGTTCCAAATGAGAATCCATTACCTGCTCCTGCCCCTTCTACTGTAGAAGAACTATTAACTGAGTATACAGAGGATGAGGCTATACCGTTTGACGTGCTTATGGAATCTGGAATTGACTACAGTGAGTTGCCGCCAGACCAGCCAGTTACTTTAGAAAACGGTGTGGTTATTACCGCTGAAATAGCGGATGCTCTTCAAATATTTGAAAGCCCCTCAGAATTACTGGCAACAGTATTTACAGACCCAGGAAAAGCACTTAGAGCTATTTCCAACGTAGGTGCAGATTTACCTGCAGATGTACGTAAAACCGCTCAACAAGGCACGGTAGCCGTTGTCATTGTTGGACAAGTCATTGTTGGTGGAGTTACCACCTCGTTAGCAAGGAGATAAAATGCGCTGGTTAAAGGACGCAATCGTTGAATCATTGAACCAGGGATACACACTCCTTGGGTTCTTTGTAGCATGGGTATTACTGGAAGGTAGCGCACGAACAATTGTGGGCTACGCTATCCTAGTAGTAACCCTTATTCATCTAGTTACTATCAGGGTTCGTGAAGATAAGGATGACGACTAGACCAATGTCCGTATTAGACAGGTATTTTGTCAGTACGTCTTGGTACAATATAGACATGCCTAACGCACCTAAGACGCCAACTCGCACCCTACGGGTAGATGACGAGCTATGGCAGGCTGTCCAAGAACAGGCCCGCGTTGATGGAATTACTGTAACTAGTATAATTATTGACAGTTTGTACAAGTATCTAAAGGATGCGCGAGAACGTCAGAGCGGTGTGCTAGAGTAGGTCTCCTAATGAAAGGGGTCCACCGTGGACAAGGCCGAACTCGTTGACTACGCTCGCCAGCATGTAACTCTTAAAGAGCGCATTGCTGAATTAACTACATTGATGAACGATGTAAAGAAAAATTTAAAGACTGCTATTGAATCTTTTGGTGAAGAAAACGACCGAGGACACTTTGTAGTAGACCTTGGCAATGATGTCCCAGGTTACTCACGTGCTATGAATCAAAAGCGCGTTTCCCAGACACTTGACATGGAAGTTGCTGAAGCTCTTCTTAAAGAGCGTGGCATTTATGATGAGTGCACCACAACTGTAACTGTTCTTGATGAAGGCGCTATCATGAGCGCACTGTACAAGAACCAACTTACTGAAGAAGACATTGATGCTATGTTTGCCTCTAAGGTAACGTGGGCATTAATTGTGGAGTAGTTGTGGAAGACTTCATTGACGAATTGTTTTCTACAGTTGATGAGTACTACCCTGGTAGTAAGCGCAAGCGTAAGGAAACTAAAAAGGAAGTACGTGTCCCAGAAGTAAAAACTTGGGACGCACGACCTTTTGTAAAGACTCTACCTAACGGCAAAGATGTTGAGATGTTCACTCTTGGTGCGTTAGCTGAGGCTTTAGGTAGACCTGTTGCAACAGTCCGTGCTTGGACTGTAGTAGGGTACTTACCACCACCCCCGTATCGGCTACCAGATGTAGTTGATGTAAAGGGTGTAACAAGAAAAGGCAGACGCCTCTATAGTCGTGCTATGGTTATAGCCGCAGTAGAGATATTTGCAAAATTTGGACTACTGGACTCCATTAGGATAGAGTGGTCTGAACTCCAGGAAGTTCCGAGGGAACTTGCTGAGACGTGGAATACAATCCGCGTGACTGAAAATGAAATCATAGAAAAGGAATAAGTAAAGTGGCTGTTAACCGCACCTCAGAAACATACGCCGTAGCCGATACATTCGGTGAAGACTTTGACGTGGACGCTCGTCCAACTCAGGCAACCAAGCCAACCGCAGTAGGTTCAGGCTGGGATGATGCCGAAACATTAACTACACCTTCTGGTGATTTTCCTGTTGACTTTAAGCACAGTGAATCTATCCAGGTCATCAAGATTATTGATGGAGAAGGTCCGTTTGCTACCTACAAGATGCATTTCCTACAGCAGAAGACTGAGGGCAAGCGTTCATACATTTGCTTGAACCCTAAGAACGAACCTGGTAAGGACTGCCCATTGTGTAGCCTCTTGAAGCACCGCGCAGAAGACAAGCGTGCTTTTACCATTATTAACTTCAGTGCCGAAGGTGGCCCACAGCGTCAAATCCTGACCGCTACCCCACGCCTATACAAGACGCTTTATGCGTCACACCATTCCCCACAAGGTCCACTTGACAAGCCGTACTGGGCACTTAGCCGCAGTGGTGTTAAGCAGACTACCGCGTACCACCTTAACGCTATTAAGGCACGCGACCTTAAGGAAGACTGGAACATTGATGAAGAGGCTGCCGAAGCTCTTGTTGCTGCTACCAAGTCATACGACAACTCAGTAATTCGGGAAACTTCGTACGCTGAAGTTCTTGAGATTGCCGAATCACTTTCCTAATCACACATGAGCTGCCGCTGGTAGCAGGTTCCCCCTTTACCTGCTGCCAGTGGCTTTAGGGGACTCACATGAACATTATTACTACTTCGCAACAACTGCAGGATATGGTGGATTACTATCTGACTCAGGATGCATTTGCGTTTGATGTCGAAACTGTTGGACCATACCGTGGTTTGACCCCAGTGAACGATGTGTTATGGATTACGTTTGCCACACACGGTCGCTGTGATGTTGTACCTATGGGACATCCAAACGGCAACTTTGTAGAGGAATTGTTTCCACTTACAGGTCAAGGTGAAAAACGGGTTGAGGCTGGGCTTACAGCACGCGCTAGCGATTACTCACGCGATAAGAAAAAATCTACCAAGATATTTGGTGAGCCACCCTCACAGCTATTTCCAGCACAGGTTTTTAAACTTATTAAACCTTTGATGTTTAGCGCAGATGTACTTACCATAGGCCACAACCTTGTATTTGATTTAACTTCAGTTGCAAAATACTACGATGGCGAAGTTCCTACTGGCCCGTACTTTGACACTATGATTGCTTCATTCATTACTGACAACCGCAATAAAAATAAATGTAGCCTTGACGCTTGCCTACAACGTGAGTTTGGCTACGACATGGTTAAGGGTGTTGGTAAGGAAGTTGAGAAGTATTCCTTTGATGAAGTAGCTAAGTACGCATACCTTGATGCCAAATATACATTCTTGCTTTGGAAAGCTCTGGCGCCACGTATCCAATCGGATACCCTATCTGTTGTCATGAACCTTGAGATGGATGTACTAGGAGTGCTTTGCGACATGAAGCTTACTGGGGCTCCCATTGATGTAGAGGCTTTAGAGCTTCTTGACGCCCAGTTACGCTCAGACATTGAGGTTGCCCGTGCAGACATCTTTAAGATTGCACAAAAACCATTTAACATTAACTCCAATGCTGAAAAGCAATTCCTGTTGTATGCCTCTAAAAAAGAAGGCGGTCGTGGGTTGAAACCTAAGGTCCTTACTATTGCTGGGCAAAAGCGTAAGGACGCAGGGGTGTCACCTCACTATACGGACTACTCCGTATCGGCTGAAGCTTTAGAGACATACCGTAATGAAGACCCATTGGTAGACGCTTTACTACGTTACGCTGACCTTAATAAACTAAGTACAACTTACGTTGTCCCATACTTGGGCCTCTCTCTT